GTCCATTAAAGGACCCCCAGGCAGTCAATGCTGCGGAAATACCGTCTCTGAGTAAGCCTGATGCAGTGCACCTATGACTTACTCTATTACGATCAACTATAAGGAACTCCATGTCTGGATCTGAAGGATATATTAATCAGAGGAGACCTCGCTATAATAGACCTTTTCCTAAGGTCGACGATAGTGGTCTCTTCCGATTGCAACAACTATTCTGGTATAGAGGCGGAGCCTCTCAGAATAGTACCTTCCGTTATCCACTCGAACAGAAAACCTACTCCTTTAGGAGTGGGCTCGGTGGGGGCTATGAGACCGATCCGAAATTGCTCATAAAGCAATCTTCAGATAGAACTCTTCGTCCTCATGATACTGGTCATGAATTCAGTACTGAACTGGATAGATTAAATACTACCCACGAATCATATACTGGATTCGGCATTAATGGTACCCGTATTTTTGGGGCTTTAATGTCCTTGGATGTCCAAGATTATCTTGGACTTCCATTTGATAACCGTTATCAATTTGGTGATATCGACCTAGGCGTTGGAACAGATTTTCTGTCCAGACTTAGGCCTACCAAATCCGCGGCGAACGTCGCTCAAGCTCTACTAGAACTTCTAGTAGATGTGCCAAGAATTCCATTTGATGCTATAACTAAAGACCAAGCACGTGCACGCCTTCTGAAAAGAGGGAGTGCTGAGTACTTGAATATAGTCTTTGGTTGGGCACCTTTGGTTGGCGATGTACTGAAATTTTGTAGGGCCATTGTCTTTGCAGACAAGATCTTACAACAGTACCGACGTGACTCCGGAAAAAGAATCCGGCGCCGTTCTGAACTACCAGAAAATCTCGTAACTGTATCGTCGCCTCCTACAACTGTAGGGACGACGCTCTCGTTAGGAGGTGTAGTTGGAGACGACTTGTTCTCCAATTACTCTTCTGATAGTGTCGGGCAACAGACCATAACCCATCAAACGAGCGAAACTTACTCGTTTAGTGGCGCATTCAGTTACCTTCTTACTGGAGATGAAAATTTCTACGATAAGATGGCTGAATTCGGACGTTTCGCTAACAAACTCCTTGGAGTTAAGATTAGTATTGACGTCTTATGGCAAGTTGCACCATGGAGTTGGTTATCTGATTGGTTTACATCCATTGGTAGCATCATTGATGTTAACAATAGTATAGCCCAAGATAACCTTGTCATCCAGTACGGATATCTCATGAGACATTCAAGATATGTTCGTACTTGGAACCACGACGGTATTACGTTCGCTAATAGCGGACATACCGGTCCTCTCCGCACTGAGTACATTCGTACTAAGAAAGAGAGGGTTCGTGCGACACCTTATGGTTTTGGCATTAACCCTGGGGCTCTTACTGAGCAACAGTGGGCCATTCTTATCGCCCTTGGTCTTACTAAGGGAGATAAAAAGTTCTGGTGGGGTTGATCACCCTTAACACCAGTTGGCTGCACGCAATCCCGTGTGTAGCTATTATAAGTTAATAATAACTAAACAAATAACTAAATACTAGTTATCGGAGATTAACATGTTTACTGATCCACAGTCCGTTACTATCAATGGTTCTGCGATTTCGCTTCCGCGAACATCTGCAGGTCCCAATGCCGGTACTCTTACGAGTAACGACGGGGCAACCAAGCTTGACATTGCGTCTACCTATGGTAAGCGCATTCGTCGAACTATGGCATTGACAGTCAAGAAATATGCATCGGATCCTGCCGTACCTGCGCAGAATATTCCGGTGTCTGCTACAATTCGTATCACAGTGGATCAACCCATTCAGGGTTACACTGTGGCCGACTTGCAGTTTGCTCTGCTTGGCCTTATTGGGAACCTTACGGCTTCCAGTAACGCTAACATTGCAAAACTTCTTGGTGGTGAAGTCTGATTAGTTATGAGGCGATTAGCCTCATTCTTCTAATCGGAATCATCACAACGGGAGCAATCATTACGATTGCTCTGATGGTCGCTTTTGCGACCGTCCCAAGGAGCCGTTCTCGTAATAAAGGACGGAGATCACTATAATAGTGATCCGGTAGACATGTTTCATGAAGATCAGCCCCTGAAAGGAGCGACCTTGAAAAGCATGCTACATCTCCTCAAAGTAGTTCTGGAGGAATCCGGAACTATTTGTGGCATTGACACCCACCGAGATTGGTTAACGATCTCGGAACGTTTCAAACAAGAAGGTGATGAATTTTTGACCATCACCCTACCAACCTTTGCCAAAGACCTTTATAGGGCCCTTGATGCAGGAAAAGTAGAAAATCATTTGTTTCTCCCTTTTGGGAGAGCAAAGGGACAAGTTCTTCCAAAATTTCTTGGAGGATTTTTGTCGATCTTGTTTGATTCGGTAAGCGGGTTACTAATCAATACATCTGATGTGTCAGCTTTGGAAGCTGATGCTGTTCGCTGTATAGTCCAGATTTCTGGTCTATTAGGCAAACTCCATCTCCCATGTACTCCTAAAAGAGTACAAAAAGCGATGGATAGATATATTGATAATGACTCTAGGGTTGGCGAGCATAATCCAGAACGACGCGCAGAAGCGCTCTCCGTTCTCGGTTTCTCAGATTCCGATCTGAGGCTCACCTTGTGGAGTCACTTTGGTAACTTCTTAAATGATCTAAATTTGATCATCAAAAGAGGTTCCATTGTGCCCTCTCACGGCCCCGGTGCTGTCGTGGAATCACTTCGCGGAAACGCAAAGTGGCGACAGTCCGCCTGGTCAGAGCAACTTGAGTCTGTCTTTCCTTTTTCAAGGTGGGCATATTCAAGTTATCTCAACTATCTAGAAGATCTAGATAATGATCAGGTAGAGGACCCCGGTCCAGCATTGCCTGTTAAGGTGATTGCTGTTCCTAAAACGCAAAATACGCCGCGAATAATTGCCGTAGAGCCTGTTGCGATGCAGTACATGCAGCAAGCTCTTAGATCGGCTTTCGAGGAAGCTCTCAGCAGACATCCGTCTGCTTATAAGCTTATCGGCTATGGCAGTCAACTCCCTAACCAGGAGATGGCTTATCTAGGATCGCTTTACGGCGATTTAGCAACACTTGATTTGAGTGATGCTTCCGATCTCGTATCGAACGAGCTCGTCATTAATCTGTTGCACGAATGGCCCTATTTATTAGAGGCTATTCAGGCAACTAGATCAAAAACCGCGCTCGTGAACCTTGATAGTGGCGATATAACTGTCACTCTCAATAAGTTCGCGTCGATGGGGTCCGCCCTGTGTTTCCCGATTGAGTCCCTCGTCTTTGCGACGATAGTTCTCATGGTGGTAGACTCAGGACGTGGTAACCTAAACCGGAGTTTTTACGCTCCGGGGGTGCGTGTCTATGGTGATGATATTATCGTCCCCGTAGACTTTGCCCAATTGACAGCATGGACGCTTGAAGCCTGTGGGCTTAAGGTGAACCATGACAAGTCTTTCTGGACCGGTAGGTTCAGAGAGAGTTGTGGCAAGGAGTATTATGCCGGTTTTGACGTTTCTTACGTCAAAGTTCGTGCAGTACTTCCTACTCTGTCAAAACCTCTTGGACAAGATGTCGATTCTACCGTTAGTACTGTTGCACTTCGCAACAATCTTTGGAACCATGGTTGGTTTCAAACGGTCGATTACCTTGACCAACTTCTGTATAAACGCCTAAAAGGTGTCTACCCAGTTGTTAGTCCGACATCCTCTGTATTAGGCCGAGTCTCATGGACCAACTTTACTGTTGATCGAATGAGTTCTGATTTGCATGCCCCCTTGGTTAGAGGGTATGTGATATCAGGTAATCCTCCTAGTAGTTCACTAGATGGTTACGCGGCTCTAATGAAGTGTCTTGCGAAGAGATCAGAGCTTCCAAACCCTGATCCAAGACACCTTCTTCGAGGTGGTAGGCCCGTAGTCCTACGCATAAAACTACGGATGGCGCCAGTGTTTTAAACACTGGTGGCTGCTAATATAGCAGCATAGGGGCCTTTTGGCATTTCTCAGTCAAAAGGCTGGGAGATGCACGTTAATTTAACAATTAACGC